GGGTCTACCGACTCCCAGTTGGGAGCAGCCCTCATCTTGTACTTGGTTGGCTCACGGAGCGGCTCTCGCTCGACAACAGGCTGCTTCTTCGGTCGTCCGGGACGGCGCTTCTCCACCGGGGCTGGGGCTTCGGTCTCATCCATGGTCAGCCTCCCTTAAGCTCGTAAGAGCCGTTGGCCTTCATCTTGTTGATCTTTTGCAGTTGCTCGGCATAGACCTTCTCGGACACCCCGGCAATCTTGGCATATTCCCGCTGGGCCGGAGTCAGCTTAACCTGACTGCTGCTCCTGTCGTTGTTCGGGGTCGATGGAGCTTCACGGCTGACTGGAGCACTCACAATGGAGGTCCTTTGCTGGGGCTGCTGAACAACCGGCTCATCTTTGGACTCCCGTTCCCGCCATCCCAATCTGACTTCCATGTCCGCAAGATATTCATCCGAATCAAAAGCATAGCCAGCCCTGATTATCTTCGGATGATAGGCCTTCATGTCGTTCCAGATCTCTTCATCGATCCGGTCTTTGTTCTTGGCTATCCAATTCTGCACCCGTTGCGGCAACACTGGCTGCTGTTGCTGGACGGGTTGTTCGGTCTTCGGCGGGCTCTTGATCTTCTCCTCGATGTCGAGCTTACCGCTTTCATATTGATAAATAGCGTTTTCGGCCTTGGTGAGCCGCTTAAAAGCATCGATCTTGAGATCGACATCGCCGTTATTCTCGGCGGTCCTGATGTCTCGCTCGGCGGCCTCAGCCGCATCTTGCGCGGCCTTCAGAGCGGTGCTGACCGTGCCCAGATCAGCTTCCAGCTTTTCCTTGCGGGATTTCTCGACCTCAAGGCCACGCTCGTTGGCAAGCCGCTGATGCTGCTCGGCCTCCTGCCTGTAACGGTCGGCCCGGTCCTTCTGGATGCCTTCGGACTTACGCAGCGCCTCGATCTGCTTTTGCAGTGCAGCAGAGGCATCTTCAGCCTCCGGTTCATCGACCTCTGGGGTCTCCGGCTCCGGTGGGGTTGGAATCTCCGCTGCATCGGACGGAGCAGTAAGCTCGATCTTGTCGATCAGATCGCCCTGCTTGGGATCCTTCGCTACTGGTTCCTTAGCCATGTGATTCCTCAAAATACCATGTTTGGATCTTTGACGGTCATCTTGATACTGGAGTCCTTGACCCACCGGCAGGGATAGCCGTTGAGGATGACGGGCGTGGCATCACCAACCTTGTAAACCACCCACTCGCCCACCGAAACGCGGTCCTCGCCGAACTCAAAATCGTTATCATCCTTGAATGCCCTGGAGCCAAGTTTGAGAACAAGGCCCACCTTGCCCTGCCATTCGTCCTCGCCAACATTCGAGTCTGGCCTGATAATGCCACCGGAAGTCTTGGCTGGGCGGATGTAAGTCGCCACCAAGACCAGATTGAAGTGGACCTTAGCGCCGGAGAGATCCCCGATATGCTTCAAGATATCCATCTTTGGATTCTTGGAGTTCGAGATCAGTTCGATGACGCGCGTAGACGATACGATGGGCATTATTGAGATTCCGCTTCTATGTCATCACAGAGCTTGAGAGCATCCTGTAGGCCATGGATATAACCTACATTCTCCCGGTAATGAGCATAGTCAGTGGCTCCTCCAGTAGCTATCGAGACAGTCCTATTTTCCACGGCCTCCTTTATTCTCGCCTCAAGCTGAGCGTGGAATCGAGTTTTAACCATCAGCCCTTCCTGGCATTGCCTCCATAGGCACGAATCTTCTCAAGCCTCCCTGGGCCGGACTCAGCACCTGACTTCACTCCAACTTTGCCGCCCTTGGCATAGGCGGCACCACCCCGCTTCATGGGGGGCATACCCGGCGGTCCGGGTGGAGGCGGAGGCATGCCCGGTGGTCCCATTCCAGGAGGTGGTGCCATGGGCGGGCCTCCTGGGGGCAAACCTGGAGGCCCTCCCGGTGGAAGTCCTGGAGGCAGTCCAGCAGCACCGGCATCGTCACCCTTATGGGGTGCGACCACGGCGATATTGATGTGAGTCTTGTGGCCACCCTTGCCCTTGCCTTTGGATCGGCCACCACGGGCAAAGCTCGGCGGCGATACCTTGCCCCCGACCTTATACTCCCTCGACTCCTTGCCGCTGGCGGCGGCCTTGGCCCTGGAGTCCTGGGAGCCACCGGCAAAGGTCTGGCCGCCCGAGGGCTTGCCGGTGATTGCCTTGTACTTGGCGGCGCTGGAGCTTCTAACCTTAGATCCAAATGGATTTGCCATGGCTATTTTCCGTACCTGCTCCCTGAGGGGCCGTGATCGAAGCCGGGTTTACCGCAAGCTTCGCCCTTCCCCATACCACGAAGCCAGTTGTTTGGCACATCATTGTCGTAGTTGGATTCGTGTCTGTCCTCCTGGGCCTGAGGCTTCTGATACTCAGGACTCGTCTGTGGGACATTGGCTTGCTCGATGAGACCTTCTTCTGGTTCCTTGGCCATGGTTATTCCTTTGGTTCGCCGCCGACTGGGAAGGCATCTGGCATCGCTCTGGTATTTCTCACTCTTTTAGCAGCAGCCTCTCTAGCCTGCTCAGCCTGCTTGGGTTCGTCTCGATCAACAGTGCCACCAGCGGCATATCTCTTTTGCGCGGTGTCTCTACCCCACTTAGATGTGTTCTGAGCCATGGTCATGTCTTCTTGGCTTTGGGTTTAACTTTCGCCATCTGCTTGGCAGCTTCAAGCTTCGCAGCATGCATCTCCCTGGCGTGGGCCATATCCTGTTCGTGCTTGGCATTGGCACGAGACATCTCGGCATCATGCTTCTGTCTGGACAGTTGGCGGTCATGATCGGACTGGGCTTGGTTGGTTGCAGCACTGTGCATCGTATCGATCTGGCTGTGACGCAACTCCTGGGCCTTGGCCATATCGTTGTGATGCAGCTCCTGGGATTTATCCAGATCGCTGTGCTGTAGTTCCTGAGCCTTCTCAACCACACCCTTATGAAGCTCTAGCTGATGGGCCTGATGCTCCATGTTCATCTCATGCATCTTGGAGATGATGTCCTTCTCGGCGTCATGGGCATGAATGAGTTGCTCTTCCTTGATCTTGAGACCCTCAAGCTGGATTTTCATCCCCTCGATCTTCTCGCGGGAGGCGCGATCCTGGGCCTTGTCCTGGATGGCCTGAGCCGCCGTCGCGGCCTTGATCCTGGTCTCCAGAAGCTGGATCTGGCTCATCTGGCCTTGCGCCTTGGCCTTCTCCTGGATCGCTACCATGCGTGGATCTGGCGGGGGTGGAGTCGGGGAGGCCTTGAACAGGCCAGCAGGATCGATGTCGGAGATCCGCATCACCCGCATATCGACGGCAACTTCGTCATAAAGCGCCGGATTGGCGGCCTGAAGCTGCTTGATGATGGCACCCTTGGCCAAGCGATGCAGGCTGGTCGGGTTGTTCGGATCGGCCACCGGGACCAGCTCGCAGTCGTCCAGGGCCTGGATGAACTGATCCTTCTTCCACTTGATGGTGGTCTTCTTGTTATGCCGCCAGAGTGCTTCTGGATCTTCCTTGAACCGGCACTTCAGGAGCTTGAACTCTTCGGCCTGGGAGGCGTGTAAACGCTTGTGGGCCGAATCCATGACCTTCGATGCCTGCTCGATAAGAGCCAAGGTCGTGCCCACGGGGGCGTCTTGCTTGCCCTCGCCAACACTGACTTCGGCGGTGGAGGCAAGGCGTCTGCCGGTCTCTTCGATGTGAGTAAGAAGACTGATGAAGCCAGCACCGGCTTCTTTATAAGGGACCGGCATGACCGAATCCTGGATTCTCTGACCCGGCCCGACATCGAGACCTATCCCGCCGCCAGGAGGGATACGGAATTGATTGGAGAGTTGTCGGCCAAGGCCTTTGCTGTAGATAAAGCCAGGGAAGTTGGCGAACATTCCAGCGTCGAGGGCTTCGCGCCATCCGGCGGTAAGGGCGTTGGCGGTGTTGCCGAGGAGGTGGATGAAGCCGATACCGTAGAAGCCCAGTCCGCGAATGAACGGAAACTGTACGAAGAATTGCTTGGCAAGCGCCTGCTCATCGTCTTCCTGCCAGTTGCGACGAAGATCGAGGATCTTCCTGGAGTCTTTCTCGATAGTTACGCGGTATGGCAGGGGAAGCCCCTTGCCCTTGAGTCCCTTCGGGGCGAACTCATCGAGATCAAGTTCGCAGTAGGTCTCGTAGACTTCATAGTCACGATCTTCCGGCAGCTTGTTGGCCTCGGTCACACCGGAGATCGCCTCCATCTTCTTGTCGACGGGGCTTGTCGTTGTTATTGCCGGGGGACTTAGGTCCACATCCCGGTAAACCCCCATGATCTGCATGCGCTTCAGAACCGAAGGCCGCATCTTGATGCGATGGGTAATGCGGCCTGAGTTCTGGATATCCGTCGTGGTGTTAGAGATGATCAGGTCTTCCGCATCGATGGACTCGGATACCGGCCTTCGTCTCAGTGGACAGTTGTAGACCTTCTTGAATCCGTCGCCGCCGAAGCCAACGTAGAACAGCATGCGGTCGGTGTCGGGGACATACTCGGTAGCCGTCACAGTCAGATAGTGATTGAGATCTTTCTCCAGCGCCTGAGCCAATTCATCCTGCGACTGCATGCTCTCGATGAGCTGTTGCTGGGCGGAGGTTTGCTGAACGACTTCCTTTGGCGGAGATGGAGCATCGTTGCGGACCTTAACCGGCCCAGATGCGGGGAGAAGCTCGGCCCTGGCGGTGGCCTGGAAGGAAACAGTGGCCTCCAGAAGAATAGGATGGCGGACTGTTGATATGCCCTCGATGGGGGCCGACTCGGATCCGGCTCCGGCTCTCGGCTTTTCAAGCTCCAGCCCCAACAGACTGATGCCAAGAGCCCTGGTCTCTAACCATTTCGAGCGGGATTGATTGTCTCTGTCGATGCCTTCGATCAGCGTCGAGGCGATGCTGCTGAGTTCATCATCGGACATCTTAAGCGCGAGATTGCGGTCGAACTCGGTGGTCTCTGGGCCATCATCCTTCTCATCCGGAGGATTC